AGCGTATTTGTGCTTTATTTGGCGTACCACCACAAATGTTAGGTTTAGAAACTGGCAAATTTAATAACACTCAAACTTTGCTAGATGAATTTCATAAGGGTTGTATGTATCCAATGGTAATTAATATTGAACAAGCATTAAATCGTCATTTATTAAAAGGTTATCCAAGTTTATGTATTCGATTTGATACAAAAGATTTCTTAAAAGGCGCACCATTAGATCAGATGAATTTTGTAAATGCTGGAGTATCTGGTGGCATTATGACCCCTAATGAAGCTAGAGAATATCTAAATATGCCAAAAATTGATGGAGAAAATGATTTAATTTCAAAATCTCAAGCAGCAAAACCATTGTCAGGATCATCTGCACAAGATACTGGTGGTGGTGGTGGAAATCAAAAACGCAAGATGAATATAGGCAAATAATGATACTATTACACAAAATTTTAGATATACTTAACCTACAAGTTAAAGATAGTAATGTTAAACTACCAAAAACTGTAGTTAAAACCCCAAAAATACAAGATAATAATCAGGCTATTAACAACGGGGTTATCAATGAAAAATCTACTTCTAGTTTGCGAAGCAAAAGTTCAACTGGGACAGTCCGCAGACGAAGCACAAAATCCTAGCGGAGCAATCGAAGCAAGAGCTACGACTTGGGGCGCAAGAGAAGGCGCAGATGGTCGCAAATTTAATTATCAGCCTGAAGGTTTTGCACAATGGGCTGATGAGTTCGCCAATGCTGGCAAACCAATGCCAATGTTTTTAAACCATAACGATATGGGTATGCCCGTTGGTCAATGGGATGAAATTGCATTTGATGAAGCTGGTATGACCGCTAAAGGTCGCTTATTTATGAATACATCTGCTGGTTCAGATGTTTATTCAGTATTAAAAGAATCTCCAAATCTATTTGGTGGCGTATCTGTTGGTGCTTACGCAGATGAAGCAATTATGGTTGATGCAGACGGAAATCCTGTGGATGAGCCTTCTGATGAAGCCTATTTTCAAATTAAAAAAGGTGGATTGCGTGAAATTAGCGTAGTTATGTATCCAAATAATCCAGCCGCCGAAGTAATGAAATTAGAGTGTTTTGATGCCGAAGGGCATTTAAATCCTCGCATAGTTGAAGAAGCCTTGCGTGATGCTGGGCTTTCCAAGAAGGGTGCGACCACCGCATCTTCTGTCTTTAAGAAAATCCTTGAACAGCGTGATGCAGTTAAGGAAGTTATTAAAGATACCCCACAACAGGGTGAGCCTGAAGCGGTGGTAAAAGAAGCTGATTCAATCCTCAAAGCCTTAGAGCAAAGAGAATTGTTGAAAGCATTATCTAAACGCATTAAGTAAAGGAAATATCATGTCTGAGCAAATCATTGCAAAGCTAGATGAAATCGAAGCTAATACAGTAGCTAAGATTGAAGAAGGCAAAGCTGAAGCAGTAAAAAAAGTTGAAGAAGCAGTTGTATCTTTTGAAGAAAAAGTTGCCGCTTTGGAAGCTAAAGTTAGTCAATTAGGCGCAACTCCAGCAATCAAGACTTACAAGTCTATTGGTTCTGAAGTTAATCGCATGGTTAAAGAGCAATTAAAATCTTTTGTTGCCAGCGATGCAAAAATTCAAAAAGAAATCAAAATGTTTGAAGATGCTGGTCAATATGATGCGTATTTTAAAGAAGCATCTGCATTGACAGGCGGCGGTGCTGGCGTAGGCGGTCGTACTGCTTATGATCCTGTATTTGTTCCATTGCGTTTAATGAATCCTATGCGTGGTGTTGCTCGTTCTGTTGCTACTGATGGTGCTACTTATCAGTTCCGCGCAAAAACTGGCAATGCTGGTGCTACTTGGGGTTATTCAATCCAAAACAACGGTTCTGCAACTACTGAAGCTACAAACATTTGGCAATTAACTTTGCAAGATTTGAATGTTCAGTTTCCTATCCGTACAGCCGCTTTGGATGACATTGATGGTTTAGAAGGTAATGTTGTGTCAGATATGATGGCTGAATTTAGCCAAGTAGAAGCACAATCTATGATTTTAAACTCAGATCAAACTGATTCACCTAATACTTATGGTGGAACAAATGGTTTGCGTGGTCTAAATCAATACGCTGGTGCTAATTCATCTTATGCTGGTGGAACAATCTCTACAGCCGCTTTTGGTACTTCTGGTACTGGTTCTTCTAGCGGTTTGCATAGCTTGGCTACTTATGATCAATTAACAACTAACGCTAATACTGTTGGTGCGGCTAATATTGTTTATAAAGATGTTGTGAACTTTATTTATAGCTTGCCACAACAATATTGGACAGAATCAGCTTGTTTTGTTATTAACCCAGTATTGCTTCAGCAGATTCGTGGTTTGGTAGATTCACAAGGCAGACCAATCTATGTTGATGGCTTGGCTCGCAATGATGGTATCGTAGGTCAGTTGCTTGGTTTTGATGTAGTGGTTAATAAATATTTAAGCACTCCTTCACAAACTTCTACTGGTTCTGCTGGTACAACTAGCTTGTATCCAATGTATTTCGGTGATTTCCAAAAAGGCTTTACAATCGTTGATCGTTTAAACATGATTCTCCGTAGATATGACCAGACATTGCCTGGTTCTATTACATTCTTTGGTGAAAAGCGTTTGGCTACATCTGTTGTTGATCCATTTGCAATTATCCGTTTCCGTTCTACTGGTACTGCAACCTAATGAAATGGGGGGTCAAAAGCCCCCCTTTCTTAATCTTTATTGGAATTAAAAATGACAACTAATCTAGTTCTTGAAGCCGTTAAGGAAGCCATTGTTGATGGCAAAGCAAAAGTAAACTTAAAAGAAGCATCTGCCCTTACTGGTTCAGGTTCAGGGGTTGGTGGTCGTGTAATTTATGATGATGCGTTTGCCGCATTGCGTTATGGAAATCCATTTCGTTTGGCTGGTAGCCGTGTAATTACAACTATTGGCTCAGATGAAGCCTTTGTAGTAAATACTGGTAATGTTACTGATATTCAAGTCAGCACAAATAATCCTTGGGGTTATGTTTTAAATAACGATAATGCAACAACTGGGGAAGCTACTAAATTTTGGCAAATTCCAGTTCGTGTATTAAATGCTTCTGCGCCTATTCGTACAGCGGTTTTATCCGATGTAAATTATTTAGAAGAAACTATTGTTGCTGATATTGCTTTGCAATTTGCTCAACAAGAAGCCCTTTCTATGATGTTAAACAATGATCAATCTGGCTCTACTACTGTAAATTATGGTGCTACTGCTGGTTTGCGTGGTTTAAATCAATATGCTGGCTCTACTTCTGCCGCCGCTTTTGGCTCTAATGGTTCTGCCATTACTAATGGTTTGCATACAGTTTTACAAGTAGCACAAGCATCCGCTACAGCTATTTCTTATGATGATTTAGCTAATTTGCAAGCCGCATTACCTTCACAATATCTTTACAAGCCTACAACTGCTTGGATGATGCACCCAAACACTATTGCTCAAATTCGTAAACTAAAAAATACTGCTCAACTGCCAATTTTCATTGAAGTTGGCGATGACGATGGCGGTGCTTTGCTTTATGTATTTGGTCATAAAGTTATTTCAAACCCTTATATGCAAACAGCCGCTTCTGGCAACTATCCAGTTTATTTGGCTGAATGGGAAAGATTTGTAACGATTGCTGATCGTGAAGAAATGAATATTCAGCGTTTAGATCAAACAGCACCAGGATTTATTACTTTATTCTGTGAAAAGCGTGTAGTTAGCACAATTCGTGATGTATTTGCTGGTGTCCGTTTATACGGAGCTTAATAAATGACTACCGATGCTTTGATTAATGGTCCATTCCTAGGGTCATCTAGGAATCCTTATTCTTATGAAAAGGTTGAGCAAACAAGCCGTGATATACAGACGGCTTGGCTTAGTTTGGATGAAATTACCCAACAATTAAATTTGTTTGGCGATGAAAGCCAAGATGTTTACCTATCTAGCATTGAATTAGCGACCCGTATGGCGATTGAGGACTATTTAGGTATGTCCATATTCCCCATCACCTACAAAGCGTACTACGGGGCTACAAACACTACTGGAACGCAAATGTGCTTGGATTTGCCAGAGGTTTCACAACCTTTTCAAAATCAAGCTGGCGTAGTTATTAATTCTGTAGCTTATTACAATGGCAATACACCCCCAGTTTTAGTTACCTTAGCATCTACAGATTATTTTTATGATGCAACTGGCAATAAAGTAATTGTTTCTCAAGGTATGCCAAATTCAGTTAATACTGTAATGACTAGCCCAATTATGGTTACTTATCAAACCAAAGCTAACCCCTTGGCTCAATATCCAGTAATTAAACAAGCTGGATTATTGCTTTTAACTCATATTTACAATAATCGTAGCGATACTACTGTTGGGCAATTATCTAAATTACCATTTGGCGTAGAACAGCTTTTGCGCCCATATAAACCCCTTGTCATGTGATCTATGTTTTATACATACGCCCATGTTACTTCCGATACAAACAAAATCTTTTACATTGGTAAAGGTACTGGAAGGCGTATGTTTAGAAAAGATGCCAGAAATCAGCATTGGCACAATACTATTGCAAAACATGGATATACAGCTATTAAATTAGCTGATTGGAAAACTTCAGAAGAAGCATTTAGCCATGAAAAATTGCTTATTTCTAGTTTTAAAAATATGGGCTATAAATTGGTAAATCAATCAGAAGGCGGCGATGGCAATAATGCTCAAGGCGGTTTATCTTTTAAAGGCAAAAAACATACAAAAGAAGCCATAGAAAAAACTATGGCTTATGTGCGTGGTATTCCAAAATCAAAAGAAGCTAATCTTAAAAATGCTATTTCCCATAGAAAAGCTATAAAGGTTAATAAAGTTGCCTATAATAGCTGGATGGAAGCAAGTCAAAAAACAGGAATTCCTATGGGCAGTATTTCTTATTTGCTTAAAGGAAAGTCATTAAAAAAATGGGCTAATTACAGCCTAGAATTGGTGATGTAATGGCTATTACTCGTTATGAGAATATATCTGTAAATAGAGTAACAAATTCCATAGATACTTATGGTCAGCAAACCACTACTACTATCCTTTGGTTTCAAACCAGAGCATTAGTTCATTCTGTTAAAAATTCATTAAATATTACTAAAGATGAAAGAATTTATACCGATTTAGTAAATTTTAAACTTAATTACACCCCTAATATTAAAGAAATTGTAGATAATCAAAATCTTTATAGCGTTACCTGGCGGGCTAGGGCATGGCGTATTGATTCAGCCGTTGAAGCTGATGATCGCATGACTACTACCTTATTCTGTTATCGCAATGACCCAATTGTGCCTGTATGAGCCAAAACAATCCTTCAAATTACGCCAAAGCTATCCAATATCAGTTGGCAAGCATTGTTTCTCCTATTCCTGTTTATGCTAACTTTAATAGAAACTTTGCAGTTGAGCCAACCTTTATTACTTGGCAATTAAGAAATATCCATCAGCCTGTATATACTGGTCCACAATCTGTAAAAGGTATTGATACCCCAGTATTCCAAATATCCATATTTAGTCAAAATATGGGGACAGCATTTGATGTTTCTAATACAATATTACAAGCTCTACATGGTTATCAAGGTCAGTTTGGCGGTTCTACTGGATTTTGGATTGCCAAGGCTGATGTAATGTGGCTTTATAATACATTTGACGATACTATTGGTTTGCAACAGATTATCTTGGATTGCACCTTGGATATTCCAACTTAATAAGATAGAATTACTTAACTTTTAATTAAAAGGACTTATCATGGCACTTCCAAATAAAATTCTACCAGGGTTTAGCGCATCGTTGTATATGCAACCAAGCTCAAGCCCAACAGCTTTAACAGTTGCAAACTTATCTGTATATGCAAGCGTTTCAGCTATTGCAGTATCAGGTAATTTAGTTCCTGTAGAAGCTATCCCAGCTTTTGGTCAAGATGATGCAGTTGCATCTTTCATGGTGGCTGGTAGCCGTCAATCTGACAAAATCCCTACACAGTCTGCCCCAACTTCTATGACAATTACTGCCGCTTGGAATCCTAGCGATGCTAATTTGTTATTGATTCGTGGTGATGCTTATAACGGCACTATTGATCGCACATTTGTTATTTCTGCTACTGATGGCACAAATATTATTGATTATGCTTTCAATGGTCGTGTATCACAATTCCATATTGATGCACAGCCAGGCGCAGAAGCTAAATGCGTGTTTACTATTCATCCCCGTGGTAATCAGTATGGTTGGTCTAACAACACCTAAGGATTTATATGAAAGTTGAATTTGCTAATGGCAAAACATTTGAAGCCGCCGACATTGACGATGCTATTGCTCAATGTTTGGCTGGTGGAGATGATCCATTTAACCCTGTAGTAATACAAGAAGAAGCAAAACAATATACTAAGAAAACAAAAGAAAATGCAGATACAGTCGAATAATGATTTATTAGGTTTTCTGATTAGCCAATCCAATTCAGGAGTAAAGAATTGGTTTGGCTTTCAACAACAGCGCATTGCTGGAATCAATACAGCTTATGAAATTGCCAAGATTCATGCTGATACACTATCTCCAGAGGAAGTCGTTGATTATGTCGTTAAATTAAATAACGCCATTTATCAAAAGATGATTAAAAACGGAGAGTAGTATGGCTGACAAGATTACTTTTGAGTTCAAAGGATTTAAAGAACTTGAAGAAGTCTTTTCTGAAATCCAAGCCGATTTTGGTGAAAAAGATCAAAAGAAAATTTTAGTAAGTGGCGTTAGACAGGCTATGAAGCCTGTTTTGTCTATGGCTCGTATGAGAGCACCAGTAGATACTGGAGCATTGTCCCAATCTCTTAGAATTGAAGCTAGAAAACCATCTTCTAAAGATAAGCGTTCTAGATATTACAATCCTGGGCAAGTCGCTATGGCTCTTGTAACAACCGCCCCTGGCAATGTTTTAGCAAAAAAAAAATGGCTAAATAAAAAATCTGGAACTAAGGAAGTTGGTATTAAATCAGATGCCCGTGCCAATGTGCAAGAGTTTGGAAGCTATAAAATGGCGGCACATCCATATATGCGAACATCTTTAGAATCTCAATCTCAAGCAGTAACCGATAATTTAGGCAATAATCTAGGATTAGCATTAGAAAAATATAAAGCAAAAAACAGTAAATAAGGAAAAATATGAGCAATTTAGTAGAAGCATTTGGCAAAAAGTTTGCCGAAAACAAAGACCTAATCCGCATCCGTTCATTTGAACTTGCTGGAAACACTTTTAAAGTAAAGATTCCACTTACATCTGAGTATGAAGCCATGCTTGAACGCATGAGAATATTGAATGATGTTAAGGTGACTGAATATTATAAAGAATTAACCAAGAATTTTGACCCAACAAAAAAATCTATTAATACAGATTTGGGAATTATTTTTAAAGAAAACGATATTACTATTCAAGGTAGATCAATGATGGATACTGCCAAAAATAAATATTTAACAGAATATCGTATTTTAGAAATGATTAAATTATTAGTTCCAGAAGAAGGATATTCTTTGGAAGATTTAACTTATGCTGAAATTGATGAGTTATTTCCGTTTTCTATTCAATTAGAATTAATCGAAAAGATTGGAGAAGTTATATCTCCAGCGTATAAGGATACAAGGGGAAAGTAGTAAGGTCAGTCCGTAAGCAAGTTAAGGCTTATTTAACGGCTCATGGTACTGACCCAGCAACAGTTGATGAAGAAACCTTTAATGACATTTGCATTATGTATAACGATGGCGTTATTGGCAATTTAGGATTATTGCAAGTATTGGGTAGTCATGTGGCTGGGCATTTTAATAGTTTATTACCAAAAGGCGGTTCACCATATAAATTACAAGATATAATACCAAATCAGTACGATTATCTTTATCCACCATTAACTGAGGAAGCAAAACGGGAGCAAGTTAGTAAAAACTTAATAGCTTTTGCAATGATGCACCCAGGCGCACCAAATGTATTAAAAGGACACTAAATGGCTAATACGATTGCTCAGTTGGCGGTAAAGCTAGGGTTAGAAACTACCGATTTTACTCAAGGCATTGAAAAAGCCAAAAATCAGCTAACTGATTTAGCTAACAAAATTCCTACTTTAGCGGCTGTAGGCGTTGCCGCATTTGCCGCCATGACTGCTAAAGCATTAGAGTTTTCGGATCGTATGTCCGATCTTTCCGATGCTACCGATATTAGTATTGCCAGCATCCTTAAGATTTCAGAAGCGTTAGAGCAATCTGGCGGTCATTCTGATGATGCCGCAAAAAACCTTACCAAATTTGTTCAAAAAATTGATGAAGCCGCCCAAGGCTCAAAAATTGCTCAAGATGCTTTTGCACGGGCTGGAGTTACTCTTAAAGATTTAGCTAGTATGTCCACAGAGCAACTGCTCAATAAAACTACTGCTGGAATTGCTCAAATGGGCGATGTTGCTGGCAGAACTGGAGTAGCAGTAGCTTTATTTGGAAAAGGAATAAAAGGCGTTGATATGGAGAATTTTAATAAGTTAATCTCCGAATCTTCTGATGAATTTCAAAAATATGCCGATGCTGTATCTAATGCCGCAGACCTACACGATAAGCTAGAAGCTAAATCTACTAAAACATTGGTAATGTTTACTAATGCTTTCTTGCCAGCTTTAAATACCATGTTTGATGCTTTAAATAAAACTGGTGGGGCAATGGAAAATGTTATGGATATTGCTGGCAAATGGTTTCAAGGCATGATTTATGCTGGTCAGTTAGTGGTTACTTTATTCCAGACAATTAATGCCGCAGTCAATCTAATTGGATTGACAATGGATGATATTGCTCATGGCAAGTTTGATAACTTTATGAATAGGCTTAAAGAATACGATGCCTATGTTGGGAAGTTAAGAGAAGGTGATAAAGCATTTGCTTATAAGTTATTGCATCCAGAATCAGCCGTAAAAGCTACTGGTGCAGATACAAGCCGCACAGTTACAGCCGC